TCCATTTCCAGAAATTCGTGTTCGTCAAGTATACCAGTTTGTTGGGTGGCTTTGTATTTCACGTATAACTGTTTCTTCTCTTTTTGTATTCTGCGGAGGAAGGCGAAGTAGATGATCTGGGTGAAATAGGCGAAGGCGTTGTTGGACTTTTCAGGATCGAAATTGTCGAAATACATGAGACAGTTTTCGATAGCATCACCGATCATATCCTCACGGCAGGGGTAATTGATGAAGTTGGGTTTGTGGGATAGTCCCTCCGCAATCTTCATGAAGCATTCTCCTATGTAGTTCGGAATAGGAGGCTTCTCCAATTTCTTCCTCTTGGCGTCCTTACATGCCTTCTTATAGGCAATCAGACACTCTACGAATGCTGCATTGTTGACGTATTCCTTCTTTTTCTTCGGTGCGGTAGCCATATCATTCCTCGGTAATCAAACGGTATAATTAAATCTAATCTGTAAAAACGTATTCAAAAAGTCCTACCTACTGGAGATCCTCCAGGAAAACCATAAGGACTCCTATAAGGACCACCTTATGGAATACCATAGGAACCCGGAGGCCATTTTTCTAATTGAGTCGATTGTCTTTCTTGAGTTTGGTAAGTATTCTCTCATCATCTTCATTCATAGTAAGAGGTAAAGTATGGTCAGTTACCTCCATTTCATCATCCAAGTCAAACTCACCTACACCATCATGGTATAGTTCAACTATATCATCGGTCGGTTCCATGTAAGTCAAAATATCAGAACAACTGATTTCTACCATATCATGTTTGATGACCATGATAGGAAGCCAAGGAAGCATTATCAGGAATGGCTTACCGGTTGTTTTATTGATATTGCTCGAAATGAATAGAGGAGAATCTAACAAAATCTTGTCCTCATCTACCTTCAATATCTCGGAGATTATATCTTCACCAGTTTTCAGTCTGATGATACGAATACATCCCTCACTTAGATCCGTTGTTTCCATTTTTCAACCCTATCTTGTAAATCTTGTAAGGGAACTTCTCTTCATTATACAGTCTAACTCTCTCCACAAAATGCTTGAGGGTCACATTCATCTTCTTACCTGACCTCATATCATCGGCAATATCAAATAAGATAGCTTCGGTCTTATTATCACCTGTACGAAGTCCTCTTCCAATACTCTGTAGATTCCTGATTCTACTCTTGGAAGGAGATGCGAAGATGACATGATGAAGATTACGCATGTTCACACCAGTAGAGAAGGTGCCATAGGAGGCTACAATGATGACTCCATCTTCCTTCTCTAACAGCTTACGAATCATTTCTCTCTCTTCAGCCTCAACTCCTCCATGAATGAAATACACTTTCTTGTCACCCAAGTTTTTGGATGCAAGTAACTTATCATAGAGGACTCGGCCTTGTTTGTCAACAAACTGATAGAGTATTAGGGTGTTTTTACCTAAGGAGAGGGCTAGATTCTTGATGAAGTTGTTTCTTTCATCATTAGTCACCAGATATTCAAGTTCGGCCTGATAATCCTTTATCAACTTGAATTGTTCACAGACCTTTTCAGGATGTTTGAGTACCAGACACTTGATATACAGTTCCGCCAATTGCTTGCGGTCCATGAGTTCGCGTGTCGTGGTAACCTTTCGAACAGGACCGAACAACCCTTCCAACACCAACTTATGAGTTTTCGTGTTGTCCAAAGAACCGGTAAGTCCTACCCGATACTTGGCGTTGATACATGAGGACATGATATGTGTCAAGGACTTGGCCTTGAATAGGTGGGCCTCGTCCCCAATGACGAAATCAAACTGCTTGAAATAATCTTCAGGAAGGGTATATAGAGATTGCCAGGTAGATATGATGAGTCCTTTGTTGGTTACTTTATCTTTTCCTTGGTAGATTCTATGTACATTGGCTTCCACGTCAAAGTCGTTTTTGGTGGAATATTCTTGAAAGTCCGAATATAACTGTTCTACCAGCGATGTTGTCGGCACCAGTATTAGACCTCTTAGCCCTCTTTCTCTCATCATCATAATGATGGCGTAAATGATAAGGGACTTACCAGATGCGGTAGGTGACAATAGGAGGACCCTGCGACTCCGGATGGCATGAACGAAGGCATTCAGTTGATAGTCGCGTGTCTCCAAGTCTTTCCCATTGGCGTGGAGACACAAGGAGTCAATGAATTCTTGTCCTTGTATCAGTGAGTATTCGTCCGCCAAATCGGGCCTGGGGTCTCCATACTCGACCACGTAGTCGCGTTCATTGGCGAATTCTTCTATGTAACTGAGTAGACCCAGATAGATGGTGCTGGATTGAAGGTTGTAAAGACGGATTTTCCCGTCCCAAATTTTGTTGCGAAACGCCGGAGAAAACTGACAACCTGGAACCACGAAGGTGAAGTATTCGGATAGCTCCTTGGCCATCGCTCTTTCACAATGTATCTTAGCGTATACTTCATCCTTCTTGGTAACTAAGATTGTATTATCGTCCACCAATAAATCTCTCAAAGGTCATGTGTTCCCTTAGTTGAAAGGTACGGTTGCTCAGTTCCTTCATGATGGCCGTGCATACTTCCACAACCTCGTCGTGATAGGACTTGCGTTTCATCAATTCAATGATATCCGTGTCCGCTTCCAAATAGGTAGCTACGTCCGATTTCAGTGTGAATCGGAAAGGTTCCCATCCGTGCTTCTCCAGTTCCTCCTTGTCCATCTTGCCTGTGTAATATTCCCACTTGATCTTCTTCATGCGGGCGATATCAAACGAAGCCTTCTTGGAGGCCAGTCGATGTTTGGTAAGAATGTTGAGGTATTTTGAGTGTAGGAGGGGAACCCGGAGAATCTCCTTTGATGGTTCGGTCATATCGATTACCGAATCCCGTTCCCACAACCGTAACACATTGCGAAGAGGACTTTCCTCTTCCGTTTTTTCTTGAGTTTCCATGATGAATCCAAAGATAAAGATTTGATGATATTACACGAAACCACTAAGCAAGTCAAGCCATCCGGATGTTGTATACTGTGAATCTGAAGGTGGCAATCGCCACGATAGGCTGGGTGTCCGTGTCGGTGGAGTTGAAATCGATGCCAGAAAGGGTCGTTGGAAACATGTCCTTGAAGTCCACATACATCACCGGATTGTTCAGGGCCGACATGATTTGCAGAGTTCCATCGGAAAACTGTGGTTCCTTGGCGAAAGCAGAAACCTTGGATAACCTCGATAGATCATTGTACTGATCGAAATTCTCTGGAAATGCCATGGCGTGGATCCAATCATGAATCTGACGCCAAGATTGCAGATCCTCATTGACCAGAAAGTGCATTGTAAACAGATCGTATTCCAGTTTGTTGCCTGGTCTGAAGGTGGTGATGAAGGCGGTGGGTTGTTCCAGTTCCTTGATGGTCAGACCAGGAAGGTTGACCTCTTGACAGAAATATTGGGTTGACTCAAGCCTTGGGAAGGTCATGAGGAACCTGGTGGTTTGGAGTAGGTTGGCGTTGTTGGGTTGCATATTATCTCCTTAGATGGAGTATTTAGGAGACCTTTGTGGCTCGCCAGCCTTTGTGTTTGCCTCTTGACAGATTGCCTTGGTCAAGACTGTGTTCCTTACAAAAGGCAAGTAGGTTTGTGATTGTCATAACTTGACCTATGGGACTGATAATGGTCCAAGTAGCAGAGTTGAACTTAGACACCGCATCCTTTTGTGATTGAGGTTGTTTGAAGCCTATACGAGACTGACGGAGTTTCTCATAGTCATAACGACCTTCTTTATGTCTTTGTATAGCCTTCTGTCGGTTGATTTCGTTGCTTTCTTCTTTATGTTTGTATCCAATGGGCCACCCGCCACCATCCAATCCGTTTTCTTCTCTTAGATTAGCCCATTCCGAAGAACTAACAATGTTGTTATCTTGAGAAAACTTTGAAGCATAATCGATTAGTTCTTTTTCGTCGGTGAATAGTTGATGCCATAGGGTTACTACATGTTCAACTCCATGCTTCTTGATGTGACTAACCCAGTGTTTTCCGGAACCAAGATATGATACTGGGTCTGACTTGGTGGTCTTACCAAAGTATTTGAGTTTGGTAACTGAGTGTTGTTTGATATAGAGGTAGGTGGGTTTCATAGTAATCCGATGGGTCAACAATATAATGTATTTATAACAAAAAAAGAGGAGCCTTGCGGCTCCTCTCTAAGACTACCACTCTTTTTACGGGTGGCTTGTAAGTCTTTGATATTACATCAAATTTTTCACGCCAAAAATCCTGTAGTAAACGTTGCTACGAGCGTGGAGACGACCATTGCCGACTGTCGAACCTTCAGCAAATGGGTTTGCAACCATGCCATAACGTGTCTTGAAACCGATCTTTGGTTGGAACGTGAACTGGTCAACAGCACGAACCATTTGCAGCGGAACGTATGGGCAGTAGAACAGACCTGCGTCATATGGGCTGGTTCCCTTGTAACCAACGGTCACAAGTTCTTGGTTCGATGTGTAGCCACCGAAGTATGGGTCGATAAAGACCTTGATACGACCGTGGAGCATACCAGCGAATGTGTTGCCTGTATCGTCAACTTGCAGGTCAGCTTGCAGAGCAGGCGTGAACTGAAGAACACCAGCCATAGCCATGGCAGATGCAACGTCCGAAGAAACGATAAGGACGTTACCCTTACCACGACGGGTTTGCTTGGCGATAACGTTTGCGTCACGTTCGATCTGGAAAATCAGACCCTTGAAGCGTTCAACTGACCAACGACCGTTCGAGTCAGTATCAAGGTCGAAGTAACCAGCGGTTTGTACACCGTACTGAGCACCGACAACGGCTGTCGTGTAGATCGTGCGGATAACTTCGCGGTTGATTTCGGCAAGGATTTCTGTCGAAAGGATGTTCGAAAGTTCTGTTTCAGCGTCCAGACCATGGATTGCCTTCAGGTCTTGCGCAAGTTCAAGCGAGTATTCTGCCTTCAGAGCGCGGGATTGTGCTGTAACGGTAACCTTTTCGATAGAGAAGGCCATTTCGTTGAAGATTTGCTTGCTGTCAGCGCCCAGGAATTCAGCGTTGGCGGTAGGCATTGCAACACCAGTCGTGAATGCGTTTGCTGTCAGGTCACGGATGGCGCTGTTCGATGTGTCTGTCGATACGTTACCAGCAAAGCCGTATGGGCTGTTGGTTGAAAGCGTACCAGAGAACACCGTGTTAGCTTCGTTGTAGAAGGCTTCGTTCGAATCTGTCGTTCCTGCGGTACCTTGTGACGAGAACTTGGCACGCATTGCGAAGATAAGACCGGTTGGGCCTGTCATAGGCTGAACACCAGCTACATCATAGGCGATCAGGTTAGGAAGCGAACGACGAACGAGCGAGATAAGGATAGGGTCAAAGTTGTTGACACCAGCACCAGTAACGTTCGTAGGACCATTGTCAGTTGTTTCGTTAAGAGCCTGACGATCCTTCATCATTGCTTGCTGTTGGTTTTCAAGGATAACGGCTGTAACAGCCTTCTTGTATGGATCCTTGATGGCTTCGAGTTCTGGGTGATCCAGAACCTTTGTCCACTTTTGTTGAAGTTGTTCTGATAGGTACATAAGATATCTCCTGTTTTGTTATTAGTATCAGTTAGGTTTATTTATACCCTTTAGGCCTTCACTGACTTAGAAATTGCTTGCGTGTAAATGTCCATTTCGTCAGCAGACTTCTTGGCTGGCTTTTCTTCCTCAATCACGATTTCTTCTGTGAGAGCGGCTTTGTCGGCAACCTTCACGTCACTTGGGAAGTAAGACTTCTTCAGTGTGTTCATCTTGTCGGCAAATTCAGACTCGTCGGTAAATTCGACACTTTCTGCAAGTGACTTCAGTTTTTCGACTTGGGTCTGCGTCAAACCTTCACACGCTGCGGCGATGGCTTGTACCTTTCGTTGTTCGCTGATAACCTTAGCGGCTTCAACGTTCTTACGAATTTCTTCGTTCAGGCTGGCTTCCAGTTCTTCGACCTTTTCGGCGAGTTCACCGATAACGTCAACCTTATCTTCTGGAATGTCGATGTACGATTCTACGAACAGGTTACGCAGCTTGGCGATGAATTCTTCAACGATTTCAGCACGTAGACCCTTTTCGATAGCCAGTTCATTGTCCTTCATCCACGATTCTACCATGTATTCCAGATAGTCGTTGACCTTTTCAGCAAGTTCGTCCTTGACCTTTTCGACAGCGGCTTCGAATTGCTCGGCCATTGTAGCTTCGGTTTCTTCAACAATCTTCGAAACACGGGCTGCAACAGCAGCTTCGAAAATCGTGGTAGCCTTCTGCTTGAATTCTTCCGAAAGGTTTTCACCTTGGAGAAGGGCTTCAACATCTTCGTAGCAGTCGAATGTTGCGCCAGCATTCTTTTCGAATGTCTGTGGAGCCAGCTTCGAAGCCTTGCGATCAACCATGGCAGCATGGTCGTTAGCAGGGGCTTGAGCGGTATTCACGAGGTCAGCACGACCTTGTGTTTCTTGTGGCTGTCCAGCAGGCTTCTTGGCACCAACACCGTCAGACTGCTTACCAACAGGAGGCGTTGCACCTGGTGGGGTTGCTTGTGGTGTGCCCTTCAGGTAGTCAGGAAGATCGTCGTCCTTCTTTTCAGGAGACTTACCAACTACGCCAGCATCCTTTTCGCCGTAGGCAACAGCAGCATCCAACTTGTCCTCGCCAACAGCACCCTTCTTGTGCGCGTCGCCTGAGTCACGTTCGGCGCGCTTTGAGGCTACGCTTGTGTCAAGAATTTCTTTAGCAGCTTCGCTCAGTTTAGTGAATTTACGCATTTTGGAACTCTCCTTATTAGCTATGTTGGTATTTATATTTACAGTTTTTTCACGAAGTTTTCAAAGATGCGTAGACTTACTTCCTCGATTTGCTTTGGAGTAGCTCTGACGATCCGAGCCCGTGCCGCAGCATAATCCATTTCAGTCCAAACGCCATCAACCAGCATCCACTCCTTGCCTTCCATGATACCTTGAACGAAGGCACCAGGAGCAGAAGGATCAGCCACAATATCCGCCGCTGTAGCGAGAAAAAAGTCATCCTGAACTACGTTTACTCCGTTGACATTCTTGAGTGAACCCAT